ATTGAGCATATGCACGAACTCCTTTTGGAGAAATTCCTAAATCTAAAAGACGTTTCAACCTTTCTAAATCTTGTGATCGAAGTTCATTGGAACGTCTTGAATTAACCATAGGCACTAGACATTTACTACTCTATTATACTAGCATATATATAGATAAAGCAATCACATTATGGGAAGAATCAAAGATTTATTATTAAGACAACAAAATGAAAATGATCAACCAAATCCAAATGAAATTAAGCTCTCATTCAGCGATCAATGGTTTTTATTAACTACCATGCTTTCTTTCATTAAATATTCAAAATATTCTACTAAAAGAAAAATAAGATTAATCAAATTATTTGATATTTTATATCTTGCTTCAACTAAAGGAAGTTCAATAAAATTTTCCAAAATCATTGCCAATACTAAGAAATGACTGTTATAATATAAGAGTAGTTTACTTTATTCGCTATGTCTGCTTACCTATGTTCGGACGATACTCTTAACGCATTGTCTACTTTTTACTATATGAAAAGTGGTAAAACTGATGAAGAAAGAAAATCTTATGTCATGTCTGCTATTAGACAATCTAATAAAAAGTCTTGGTACGAAAACCAACAACAAGTTATCAAGGCTCCTATTCAAACTTTTGAAGATCGTATGAAATTACACGCAAAATTTGATAAATTCTGTGAAGGACTCTATGACATTTGGTTAGATCAATATTCCGAAGGTGATTTTTATAAAATGATCTTCAATATCTTATTAAGAGAAAATCAAAATTCTCTTTTAGCTAGATACCCAAATGATAAAGATTATGCCGAAAGACCTTCTTATAAATATCTCATGTCTAATTGTGTTGTTTATTGGAACGATCATAATCAATTAGGTTATTTAGTCGGAATTATGAATAATTATGATTATCAATCTTGTGAACATGAAAATTACAAAGATTCTTTAGGTCATGCAATCCTTAATCAAATTAGAGATTTTTTATTGAAAGAATTTAAACTAGGTGAGATTTGGGATTTCAGAGAATGGAAATTTATACAAGAAAATAATTTATTCGAGGCTATTTCTTAATTTCTTTTCACATATACAAACTTACGAGGTATTATTTAGTTAATACCTCTTTTTTATTGGAAATGTCAGAAAAAGACTTAGAAAGAATAAAAAATATTTACGGCAAGCGTAATCCAAAAACTCATATCGAACAACGCTGTCAAAGACTTTATACAAAACAATTAGATGGTCTTTCTACAAGACAATTAGTTTTACAGCACGCACAAAGAGAGGGCATCGCTGAAAAAACGGCATGGAGTGATTGGAAAAGAGTAACCGAATGGAACTCGCAAGATTTGGAGAGAGATAGAGCCGATATACTCTCTCGTTTACATTCTATGCGTCAAAGATTGTTTAATGCGGCTTTGAAAAAAGGACAATTACAGACAGCACATATGATTTTAGATTCGCTAGGTCGAGCAAATGGAGAGACTCAAGAAGCGGTAAATGTGAATATGCCACCGAGTTTGAATATTCAGATCGAAAGCAAGGAATGACATTCAGTTTTTACATTCAGTTGACAAAGCCAGCTAAAAATTGCATTCAGTTTTTTACATTCAGTTTATAAGCCTTGATTTTTGCATTCAGTTTTGCAGCTTACCTAGGAGTTACCTGGTCTTGTCTTGGTGTTTCTAGGTAAAAAAAAGGAGAATTTACTCTCCTTGAAGTTTTTGGTGAACTGCTTGCCTACTCATGCCGAAGATTTCACCGATTTCTGCATAAGTTAACCCCTTGGATCGTAAGGTTTGCATCTTGAATAGTTCAGATGCCAGCTGTTTATGATATAAAGCTCTAGTGAATAGACTTAGATTAACTTCGCCTAACTCTTCGAGAGACTTTTTACAGAGCAACTTGTAGAGGTTTTCATCTACTGTTACTTTGATCTGCTTGTTTTTCATAGCATTAGAAATAAAAGAAAGGGGAGCTTATGCTCCCGCTTTGTATTCGGTGTAGGGCGAGTGGCCCTGGCGGTATTCCTGGATCTTCTCGTCCAGCTCTTTGATGTTAAGTCTGTCATCAAAAAGGCTGACATAATCCCCTGTGAGTGGCTCGGCTCGCAAGTTTTGTTTCCTGCGATATTCTGAGAAGTTTTTGGAAGTTCTAGCCAGCTCATACGAGATCTCGTCATTGTCCATCCATAAGGCGACATTCCAAGTCTCGTAGTTAGTCCAACCGTTGTAACTCATGGTCTTGTCTCCTCCCAACTGATTGTTGAATAGTCGAAAGAGGGAGCCTTTTGTTTGGCTCCCCATGTTCCGAGAAACATGATAATGATTGTCATAAAGGCTAGATAGCCGATAGTAAATTTCATAGCTTTAAGAATAAAGTTCAATTAGTAAGAGTTCATAGGCTCTCTTGCGTATGTGAGGATCGAGAGGATTCTCTTGGTAGAGTTCCTCTTCGATCTCTTCGAGCCTTGTCTCCTTGTAGGAGTCAAAGATCAAATTGGTCATTTGCTTCGTATTGGGCTTGGTCGTAATAGTCTTGGGCTTTTGTCTCTAGCTCTTCTTCGAGAGCTTCGAGGGCTTGCCAATCCTTCGGATCAATGCCACGAGCGGTGGCTTCGTCATCAACGTAAGCCTCCCACTCTGAGCCGTAGCACTTGGGACGATTGTAAACAATAGTCATACTTCGACCTCTTCAGCTTTAATGATCTCTTCAAGAGCTTTGAAAGTTTTCTTGAGTTGGTTCATATCTCGCTTGCCGTACCATTTAAGGAAGTCTCTGCACTCCTCGTGGATCATCTTTAAGCCGTCTTGACCTCTTAAGAAATCAACGGTTAGAGAGTCGCCATCTTGAAAGCGAACGCTTACATCATGAGTTGTGAAGCTCAAAGACTCGACACCTGAAAAGGTGTAACGTGCAGTTGGTTTCATAGCTGAAAAATTAATTAAGTTTTCTAGGTTCGTAGGTTTGTCTCCTCCCCTACTCTTCTATTATAGCAGATCTGTTCTAATATAGGAGCAATATCTCCTATTTGTAACAAAACTTTACATAGGGGGAGGGTAGCAAAAAAAATTTTATTTTAGCCTAGGGCGGGGAACCTACTGATAAAGCACAGAATAAGTTGCTGTTATGATAATAGAGGTTATTATTTTTGTATGGCAGTAGCAGAACCGTTAAGTTTACGTTGGGCACAGGGGGAGGTGTTCAAAGCTGATGAAAGATTTAGGGTGTTAGTAGCTGGAAGAAGATTTGGTAAAAGTTATTTAAGTTGTGTTGAATTATTGAAGGGTGCTATATCGAAACCAGGAGAGACATATTTTTACTGTGCTCCTACATATCGAATGGCAAAGGACATTGCATGGAAAACATTGAAGAAATTAGTACCAAAGCAGTGGATCAAGTCCAAGAATGAGACAGATTTAAAGATTGAATTAGTAAATGAATCAACTATTGAATTGAAGGGTACTGAAAACGCTATGGCATTAAGAGGTCGTAGTTTAAGTGGAGTAGTTTTAGATGAAGCTGCATTTATGGACAGAGAAGTATGGTCTGAAGTTATAAGACCTGCATTAGCTGACAAACAGGGGTGGGCATTATTCATCTCTACGCCTGATGGAACGGCAAGCTGGTTTTATGATTTATGGTGTTATGTACCCGAAGATGAGAGTGGTGATTGGAAAAGGTGGAGTTTCACTACGATAGAGGGGGGTAATGTTCCGAAAGAAGAAGTTGAAGCAGCTAGGGGGCAACTAGATAATCGTACTTTTAGGCAGGAATTTGAAGCGAGCTTTGAAAATCTTACGGGATTGGTGGCAATTAGTTTTGATGATGAAAATATTTCGTCCGAAGCACAGGATTTACATATGTTGCCACTGTATATGGGAGTTGATTTCAACGTTGACCCTCTTTGTGGCATATGTGCGGTCAAAAGTAATGAAAATTTGTATGTTTTTGACGAAATTATTTTACGAGGAGGTGCTACTACATGGGATTTTGCCGAAGAAGTGGTAAATCGGTATGGAGTTGACCGAAGAATTATCACTTGTCCCGACCCTACGGGTGGTGCTCGTAAAACAAGTGGCGTTGGTTTAACGGATCATACGATTTTACGAAGAAGTGGTTTTACAGTGTCCAGTCCGAAGGCTCCTTGGAAAATACGAGATAAAATTACTGCTGTAAATACAGCATTATTTGATGCAGCTGGTGATCGAAGAACTTTTATTCACCCAAGATGTAAAGAATTGATAAAATCTCTCAGAACTCTTACATATGCACCAAATACGGGTATGCCAAACAAGAATTTAGGGGTTGACCACGCATTTGACGCTTTTGGTTATCTTTGTTTACAGCAATTTAACTTGGCAAAACCAGAGACACTCGGTCAAACTTCGTTTAGAATATACTAAGAACTACCTAATTCTTACTATGCCTTACCATACTGGGATGAAAAAGAAGAAAAAGAAAAAGAAGGGAGGTAAAAAACGTGGCGAATGTTCCTGTAAATAAAGGGTTATACTCTAGGGTAAAAGCAGAAGCAAAACGTAAATTTAAAGTTTACCCAAGTGCTTATGCTAATGCGTGGCTTGTACGAGAGTACAAAAAACGTGGAGGAACTTACCGCACGGAGAGCAAACGTGGCAAGAAGTAGTGGTGGATTAACCCGTTGGTTCAAAGAGAAATGGGTTGATGTCAAAACTGGCAAACCTTGTGGCCGATCAAAAGGCGAAAAGAGAGGCTATCCAGCTTGTAGACCCAGTAAGCGTGTATCAAGTAAGACACCTAAGACTACTGGGGAAATGACAGCTAGTGAAAAAGCAAGATTTAAACGTGAAAAAACTGGCAGTAAGAAGATAACATATCAACATAGACGTAAAAAAACCAAAAAAAGGAGTTAAAAATGGCAAAATCAGCAGCAATGGCAAGATGTCAAGGTTACATAGCTTCTGTAAGAAAAGGAAAAAAGAAAAAAAGTACCAAAAAATCAACTAAAAAGAAAAAATAACTGTGAAAAACGCAGTTTCAAGGTAAGATAGTCGTATAAGTAAAATTTTCTTAGAATCATGGCATTTTTTCGTGGTGAAGAAGGCTCTGTAGCTTTTGCAGCAGCAGGAGGAACACCTGGAGCTATAACTTCAACAACAGCATGGAGTATGGATCTCACTAAAGATACTTTAGAATGTACTGCTCATGGCGATACAGCTAGAAAGTATGTAGGATCTCTTCTTTCTGGCACTGGTACAGCCGATATTTTATACACTGCTGCATCAGGAGACGAAACAGCAAATATTCTTTCAGATATAACAACTACTGAAGATCCAGCAGATGCAAAATTTCATTTATTTTTAGATACTTCTGGTAATAAAAAATTAGAGTTTAATGGAATTATTACAGGTGCATCATTAACTTCTACTGTTGGAGATATTTCTACAGTATCTATAAGTTTCCAAATGAGTGGTCCTGTTACTGCTTTTGACATCTAATGCCTAAAGGATCTTATTCACCCAAGCAACGCAAACTAGCTGCTGTTGCTCCACCACGGGATAAGATTACGGCTGCGGATCTTAAAAAGCTACGTTCTAAGAAAAAAAAGAAAAAGAAGTGAAACTTACCACTCGCCAAAAAAATTTATTAGCAAAGCATTCTGAACATCACAGTGATGCTCATATGACTTACATGAAAAGGCGAATGAGAGCAGGAGATACTTTTACTCAAGCCCATAAAAAGGCACAAGCAAAGGTGGGCAAATGAGAAAAAAACGTAAACAAGTTAATTTAAGTGTAGGTAGAGGAGAAAAATCCAAGACAGGTGGATTAACTGCTAAAGGTCGTGCGAAATACAACCGTGCTACTGGCAGTAATTTAAAAGCACCAGTTACAGGAAAAGTTAAACCTGGTAGTAAGGCAGCTAAAAGACGTAAATCTTTTTGTGCAAGAATGTCGGGAATGCCTGGACCAATGAAAGATAGTAAAGGCAGACCTACAAGGAAGGCGTTAGCATTAAGAAAATGGAGGTGCTGAGATGACTTATGCTGTACCAGGTCCTATTAGAACTAATATTGTTTCGTCTACATCTGTAGGTGGCATTGATAGTCCTTTTACAAGAACAAGGGCTGTCTTGGACATGATGAAAGGTTGGGAAATAATGAAAGCTGTTACAGAAGGAACAGAATACCTTAGAGAAAACTCTGAAGCATTTTTACCTCTCGAACCAAGAGAAGATTATGATGCCTACCTTGCAAGAGTGAATAGATCAGTATTTAGTCCTTTTACACAAAGATTAATCAGAGCAGCTACGGGTTTAGTTCTTAGAAAACCAATAACTTTGAATGGAGATCCTTATTGGACAGAGATGTTTAAGATGGATGTTGATGGATGTGGTTCGGATTTAGACGAATATGCAAGAAGAGTATTGATGTGTTCTTTAGTTTATGGTCAAAGTCATATTCTTGTAGATTATCCAGCTCCATCGGGTGCTTTAACGCTTGCAGAAGAACGTCAACAAAATCGTAGACCTTATTGGATTGAAGTAGATCCAACAAACCTATATGGATGGAGACTTGATAGAGAGTCTAATTATGGAAATTTAGTGCAGGTAAGGTTAGCTGAAAAAGCAGTATTACCTGATGGTCAATTTGGTGAAAAGGTTTACGATCAGATTAGAGTTATCGAACCAGGTAGATATAGAATTTTTCGCAAAAAAGATCAGATTGAAGAGATGTATGACGTTGCAGATAACAGCGTTACAGGTAATTTTGAAATGGGTTCAGCAGATAAAGATTACAAGCAGGTAGAAACTGGTAGTTTTTCTCTCGGTGAAATACCTTTAGTAACAATTTATTCGGGTAAAACAGACAATTTAGTAAGTAAACCACCTTTACTTGATATTGCGTATCTTAATCTTGCACATTTTCAAAGACAGGCTGATCTTATTCATAGTTTGCACGTTGCATCTCAACCAATGCTTGTAATGGAAGGTTATGATGATCAGACCAAAGATCTTGCTATATCTGTTAATTATGCAATGGCAACTCAGCCAGGTAATAAAGTTTATTATGTAGAACCAGCTTCTAGTGCTTTTGATGCTCAATCTGCTGAAATTAAAGAATTACAAATGCAAATGGCTACTCTTGGTATTAGTACTCTTAGTCAACAGAAGTTTGTAGCTGAATCTGCTGACGCTCGAAGGCTAGATCGTGTCGATACAAATTCTATGCTTGCAATGGTTTCTATGGAATTAGAGCAAAAACTTCAAAAATGTTTTAATTTATCTGCTGAATATGTAGGTATCGAACCTCCCGAAGTGAAGATTAGTAGAGATTTTGATAT